TATCTGCTATACTAAATTTTGTATTTAAAGAATGTTTCCCATCAAGTCTTTCTTCAATTGCATTTGATAGTGGTGGAACAGATATAGATTATGTTACTGCAGATGTTTCTTTTCGTTATGATGTTTATACAGTTGAAAACCTACTCAACAATGATGTATCATACGAAGGAGCACGAGCTTACCCATCTGGTGAAAAACCCCCCACAACTGACACTAGTGGAGCATAAGCAACCAGTTTAATTATTATTTAAGGAGGTGATTTGAAACTTGAAGATATTCAAGAACTTTGGCATAGAGATCGTGAAATTGATTATACAGAACTGGGTACAGAATCCATTCGTATCCCGCTAATTCACGACAAATATCTTAAAATTTTTACTGATGAACGAATCAGACTAAAAGGAGTTGAGTTTGAACTATCTAAATTAGTTCGGGCTAAGACTGAGTATTATTCTGGTAAAATGTCTCAAGAAGAACTTGAACGGCGTGGATGGGAACAATATTTGGGAAGACTTCTCAAGAATGAAATAGCTAAATATATTGAATCAGATGATGATGTACTCAAATTGAAACAACAATTAGTAGTTCTACAGGAAAAAGTAAACTATCTGGACTCTGTTATTAGGATGATAAACAATCGGGGATTCCAAATAAAGAATGCTTTAGATTGGTTGAAATTTTCTCATGGAAGTAATTAACATATCTAAAAAAAATGAAGTCTATATCCAGATAGATTGTGAAGCTTCAACTGCTCAGGAAATTTGTGACCATTTTACTTTTATGGTGCCTGGCTACACATTTATGCCAGCATATCGTAATAGAATTTGGGATGGAAAAATAAGGCTTTTTAATGTTCATAACCGTCTTCTTTATGGAGGATTGTTTGAACATCTTTGTAAATTTCTCTATACCAGAGACTACAAAGTTAAGTTTGATTCAGATTTTAATAATGAAAAAATAAAGATTAAGAAAGATTTTATAGATTCATTAAAGTTACCAGTAATCCCTAGAGATTATCAGATGATTGCTGCCAATCATGCCCTGTCCCACCATAAAGCACTTTTACTTTCACCAACAGCTTCAGGTAAATCTTTGATTATCTATATACTTATAAGGTATTTGAATTTGAAGACTCTTATTTTAGTTCCTACCATATCTCTTGTTTCTCAAATGTATAATGATTTTAGACAATATGGATTTGATGTAGCAAACAACTGTCATACGGTTTTTGCTGGAAGAGATAAAGGTTCTGAATTACCTATCATAATATCAACATGGCAGTCAATTTATAAGATGCAACAAAAATACTTTGAACAATATGAACTTGTGATTGGAGATGAGGCTCACGGTTTTAAGTCAAAATCTCTTACATCTATAATGACCAAATGCATTAATGCAAAATATCGTATAGGAACAACTGGAACATTAGACGGAACACTAACTCATAGATTGGTCTTAGAGGGGCTATTTGGTAAGACCTTTAAAGTCACATCAACAAAGAAACTTATAGACAGTAAGCATCTATCACCCTTTACTATCAAAGCAATTTTAATAAAACATCCAGATTCAATATGTCATGATCTTAGGAAAATAAGTTATCAAGAAGAATTGGATTATTTGATAAATTCTGAAGCAAGAAATACATTTATAAAAAATTTAGTTCTAGATTTAAATACTAATACCCTTCTTTTATTTCGTTTTGTTGAAAAACATGGAAAGATACTTTACGATATGATAAAGGAGGAATCAAATGGTAGAACAATATTTTTCGTTCATGGAGGAACGGATGCAGATACAAGAGAACAAATTAGACATATCGTTGAATCAGAACGAAATGCAATCATCGTTGCTAGTTATGGCGTATTTAGTGTTGGCGTCGATATTAGGAATCTTCATAACATCGTCTTTGCTAGTCCTTCTAAAAGTCGGGTTAGAAATCTTCAGTCAATAGGTCGAGGATTACGAAAATCTAAAAAGAAAGATATAGCTACATTGTATGATATTGCTGATGATCTGTCTTATGGTAGTAATCACAACTACACATTAGATCATTTTGAGGAAAGGAAAAAAATATATAAGGAAGAACGATTTACTGTAGCTGAATACGTTGTACAATTGAAGACTTAATAAATCATTTAACCCCTACACTAGTATTATATCACCTGTCAAGAGCTTTGTCAAGTGGTTGACAACAGCGGGTTATTATGTTATAATATATGAAATGACAACTTATAGGAGGGCAGATTGGCAAAAGTAAAACCAATACATTATGTAGATAATGAAAAGTTTTTGAAAGAAATGATAATATATAAACGTGGATTTGATGAGGCAAAAGAAAAAGATGAACTTCCGCCAATGATTTCAGAATATCTTGGTGAATGTTTCATGAAAATAGCACAACGACTTTCTTTTAGACCCAATTTTATAAATTATGCTTTTAAGGATGATATGATTTCAGATGGTATTGAAAATTGTATTCAATACATAAAGAATTTTAATCCAGAAAAATCATCTAACCCATTTGCATATTTTACTCAAATTATCTACTATGCTTTTATTAGAAGGATACAGAAAGAGAAAAAACAACTTTATATAAAATATAAAACTATGGAAAGCTCTCCATCTTTATCTGAAAATGTAGAATTGTCTACAAATGACAGCGATAAAGGATATAACCAAGAAACAATGAATGCTGACCAAAAGGCTAATATGTATGACTTTATCAAAAACTTTGAGGATGCAAAGAAGGCGAAGAGTGTAGCTAAAAAACCAATTAAAACCACTAACCTTGAATATTTTATGGTAGCATGAAGGTAGCATTAATTAATGACACACATTTTGGCGCGAGAAATGACAGTCAAGCTTTTATGAATTATTTCAGAAAGTTTTATGAAGAAGTATTTTTTCCCACTCTAGAAGAACGAGGTATTCTTAACATTATCCATTTGGGTGATGTCGTTGACCGGCGAAAATTTATCAACTGGAAAACTGTATACCAAATGAGAGAAATGTTTTTTGATGTGTGCCATGGACGACACATAAATCTTCATCTAATAGTTGGTAACCACGATACATATTTTCGTAATACAAACATAGTAAATAGTTTGGATGGTCTTCGCTTAGAAGAAAATCACCAATTTCACATTTATCAAGAACCTACAGAGATTGAATTAGATGGTAATAAGTTCTTTCTGCAACCTTGGATATGTGATGAGAATAAAGAACAATCCCTCAAAGCTATAGAAGAAACAACTGCTCAAGTATTATTTGGACATTTAGAAGTTAAAGGTTTTGAAATGCATGCAGGTCAGTATAGTCAGAGTGGTATTGATGCAAGTATGTTCAACAAGTTTGACATGGCTTTTAGTGGTCACTTTCATCACAAGTCTGATAATGGTAACATTTATTATCTTGGTAATCAATATCAAATAACTTGGTCTGATTATAACGATACAAAAGGATTTCATATATTTGATACAGACACCAGAGAGATAGAGTATATTATAAATCCATTTGAGATGTTTCATAAAATTTATTATGATGATGAAGAGATGACTCTGGAATCTATTCAAAATGATGACTATTCAATTTATAAAGGTTGCTATGTAAAAATAGTAATAGTGAATAAAAAGAATCCATTTTGGTTTGATACTTTGATGGATAAACTTTATGCTATTGATGTGGCTGATATTTCAGTTGTAGAGAACTTTGACCAAGATTTAGATATTGAAGATGATATGATAAATGAAGCAGAAGATACACTCACCATTCTTTCCAAATATGTCAATTCATTAAATATAGATAATAAAAAAGAACTTGACAATTTATTAATTTCATTATATAATGAATCATTAACTTTAGAAACAGTATGACAATAATAAACCAAAGGAGTTCATAATGACTAATTATGATATGGATGAAATAGAAAGACTAAAGGAAAGAGAAAAAATGAGTAGAGGGATTAGATCAGTTGAACTTGGTAAAGATGAAAAACCTTTCACAGCAGTTGATATAGAACTTTCAGATGATGATTTTAGGGGGGTTGCTCTTCAGGCACATGAAAGAGATATTACCTTTAACAAGATGATCAATATTATTTTAAAAGTTGGTATAAAACAAGCAGAATATAGATTTGAGCATGATAATAAACCTCAACTTCTTAATGAGGATAAGTGATACAATTTGAAACTATTCGTTGGAAGAACTTTTTAAGTACTGGCAACGTTTTTACTGAAGTAGCACTTAACAAAAATTCAAATACTCTGATAATTGGTGACAATGGTGCGGGTAAGTCTACTATACTAGATGCTTTAACTTTTGGATTATTTGGTAGACCATTTAGGTCAGTCAATAAGGCACAACTTATCAATTCCATAAATCAAGGTGGAACTGTTGTAGAAATTGAATTTAGTATCGGTAATAAAAAATATA